GGTGGCTCGATATGGAAAAATGGGATGCTTGCGGCCGGCGGTTCCTGCTGAAAAAACTACTCGGCCGAATTTGCTATGGCGGTCTGGACATAGCCAGCACTATTGATATAGGGGCTTTTGTACTGGTCTTCCCCATGGATGATGGATGCTTTAACGTAATAGCCAAATTCTGGATACCAGGTGAAGGTGTTGTAGCAAAAGAAAAACGGGATCGGGTACCGTACAGAAAATGGATAAAACAAGGATATCTGACCGCGACACCGGGCGATGCGATAGATTATGAAGCTATCAGCGAAGAAATTCATGATCTGGAAGAAATATACAATATCAAAGAAATCGGGTTTGACCGGTGGGGCGCGATCCAGTTGGCCCAGGAGCTACAGGCCGATGGGTTCACCATGGTACCGATAACACAGAAGTTTTCAGGTATGTCGGCACCGATGAAAGAAGTAGGCTCGAAGATTATTTCCGGCCATCTGAGACACCGGAAAAACCCAATACTCGATTGGATGGCAGATAATTTGCAAGCGAAACAGAATTCTGACGGAGATCTGCAGCCGGACAAGAAGAAATCTAGGATGAAAATAGATGGTATGGTGGCCATGATCATGGCCATGGATCGCGCCATAAGAAATATCGGCACCGATGAGGAAGAAGAATCAACTTATGAAACGGGCGGTGTATTTTTCGTATGAATAAAAAAACTTTTGATTTCTGGGATCAACTTATTCTGACCGGCGTCGCGGTAGTAGGATATGGTCTATACTTGATCTTCATCCCTGCCTGTATCATCTGGGCCGGGCTGTTTTTAATTATCACAGGGTACATTTTTGGATCTCAATAGTACATTTTTTGTACAAACCTGTTGACGTAACTCCCCCGAGGGTGTATTCTTTTATAGAATAGTATAAAAAAGGTTCCTCGGGGGAGTAACCATATCGGCATCTACGCTACAGCTCTGAAACGATCAACATTAGCCAATCCGAGTGAATGGCTAGTCAATATGATCTCCGGTGGCAGTAAAACGTCCACCGGTCTTTCTGTAACATCTTCCAACGCTCTACAAGCAACCGCAGTTTGGGCATGCGTCAGGTTCATATCTGAAACGATAGCAACACTCCCCCTGTTCACCTATCGGCGGCTATCCCCCCGAGGTAAAACCAAAGCCAGAGAACACCGGTTATTTTCTCTTCTTCATGATGCTCCGAACCCGGAAATGGATGCAGTGTGCTTTAAAGGTACACTGCAAGGCCATTTATGTCTACGCGGGAACGCTTATGCACATAAAGTGTTTAACCGCGGCGGTGAATTGATAGAACTCTGGCCGCTGCGTCCGGATCGGATGGAAATCGAGCGGGTAAACGGCAGGATAGTATATTTCTATACTGTTCCCGGTACCGGTGTCAGGCATGCTCTATCACAACGGTTCATCTGGCATATAAAGGGATGGGGCTATAATGGGCTGCTTGGATATTCACCTATTTCCTTTTGCCGGGAATCCATCGGCCTGGCCCTGGCAACGGAAAAATATGGGTCTTCATTTTTCGGTAATGGCGCCCGGCCAGGCGGATACCTGAAATATCCACAAAAACTAAGCCCAACAGCAAAAGAAAATATCAAAGATTCGTTTGAAACTGAGCATAAGGGGCTTGATGTCGCTATGCGGATGGCGGTACTGGAAGAAGGCATGGAATGGGTCCAGGTAGGTATTTCTCCTGACGATTCCCAATTTCTGCAAACCCGTGGATTCCAGACAGAAGAAATTTCACGAATATTTAACGTAAAACCGCATAAAATCAATGATCTATCGAAAGCTACTTTCAGTAACATTGAACAACAAAACATTGAAAGCACTATCGATACTATCCGGCCCTGGGCTGTCCGGTGGGAACTGTCAGCAAACCAGCAACTACTTGGTAACGATCCGGAACTGTTCACAGAATTTCTGATAGATGCCCTGATGCGCGGTGATCAGGAAAGCCGGTACAAGGCATACTCCGTCGGCCGCCAGTGGGGCTGGCTATCAGCCGATGATGTCAGGGAACTGGAGAACCAGAACCCGCTACCTGATGATCAAGGTAATATATATATGGTTCCTTTGAACATGGTTCCGGCTACTCAGATCGAAATCGTCATTGATCAGCGATCAGAAATAAGAAAACGTATGTTTGATGTATTTCGGCCCATATTCCGGCAAGCATATGAACGAATACTTGCCCGGGAACGTGCCGATATACTCCGGGCAGCCGAAAAGAAGCAAGGTGAAGAATTAACTACGTATGTTGATAAATTCTATACAAATCACCATTTATACATGCGAAAACAGCTAAATGCACCCATTGACACGTTCATTAGGGAATATGAGCGATCATTCAGCACAAAACGTAAAGAAATCATGTTTATTGAACCAATAAACAGCTATGTAGCTAGTATTGCTTGTGATTTATCGGGTATTGATGATCTGGAAAGCTGTTTTGATACTAGGCAGATAAAAGAAAACATTGAAATCAGGGTGAACGAATGGATGGAACAACTCTGGAGGGAGTTGGAAACAGATGCCTGAAATAGAACGACGGTATATACCTTTGACGGAAATTGAAATAAGGGCCAACGATGATGGCACCAGGACGTTGATCGGCTACGCAGCGGTATTCAACACTGACAGCCAGCCGTTATGGGGCGGCCTTATAGAACGGATCAGGCCCGGGGCATTCCGGAAAACACTGAAAGACGATACCCGGGACGTTATATGCGCCAGGGACCACAACCCGGCGATGATCCTGGGCAGGAAATCAGCAGGTACGGTACTTCTTAAAGAAGATAAAACGGGGCTGCGATACGAATGCCCACTTCCCGGAACCAGCTATTCAAACGATCTGGAGATATCGTTAAAGCGTGGGGATGTATTTGGATCCAGTTTCGCTTTCACACCAGAAAAAGAAGAATGGTCAGGGACGCCGGAAGAACCGCGCCGGGAAGTAATACAAGCAAGATTATTTGATGTCGGGCCGGTGACGAACCCGGCTTATCTGGATTCTACTGCACAGGTGCGCACGCGATCCATAGAGGCCGGCATTGCCGGTTTGAAACCCGAGGAACAGGAAGAAGATGAACGGCAGGTGCCAATCTCTATCATCCTGGCTAAAAGGAAGTTGGAACTCAAAGAAAAGGAATAATGGAGGTAAATACAATGAAGGATGCCATAGCACTTAGGCAGGAAAGGCAGAAGGTAATCAACGAAGCAAAGGCGCTGGTTGCCCGGGCAGAGGAAGAAAATCGGGATTTGAGCGATCAGGAAAAAGAATCGTACGATCGGATGGATGCCGATATTGATAAGTTTCTGGTAAGAATCAACCGGATCGAGCGGATGGAGTCTCTGGAACGCGATCTGAAAGAGCCCATCGGTGATTCCCTGAAACCCGATACAGGCGATTTGCCGACAGGTGACGAAGCCCGGACCACCGCAGAACTACGCGGTTATGAAAATTTCCTTCAGAATGGGAAATCCGCCATGAATCAGGAATTCAGGGCGCTGCAGGCCGACGCTGATATTTATGGTGGTTTCGTGGCCACTCCCCCCGAAGTATCAATGCAGATAATCAAAGCCGTAGACAACGCACTGTTCTTCCGGCAGTTGGCTACTACTTTCCAGGTACCGAAAGCGGAATCCCTGGGCGCGCCGGCTCTTGATAACGATCCGGCAGATAGCACCTGGACCGCAGAGATAGGATCAGCCAGCGAAGATTCAACCATGAGTTTCGGGAAACGCGAACTGAAACCGCATCCACTGCGGAAACTCCTGAAGGTATCCGAAACGCTGATCAGGAAAGGCGCCATCGATGTGGTGTCTTTCGTTACCAGCCGCCTGGCCTATAAAACGGCTGTTCCCCAAGAAAACGCTTTCATGAACGGTACTGGATCCGGCCAGCCGCTGGGTATCTTCGCGGCATCCAGCTCCGGTATCAGCACCGGCCGGGACGTTTCAACCGGCAACACCACCACCAGTATCGCGTTTGATGGTCTGATCGAAGCGAAGTACTCTATCAAAACGCAGTACTGGATGGATCTTTCCTGGATATTCCACCGGGATGCCGGTAAACAGATCAGGAAACTGAAAGACGGCGAAGGCCGGTACATCTGGGAATCAAGCGTCAAAGCCAACGAACCTGACACCATCCTCGGCCGGCCGGTTTATCTCAGCGAATACGCGCCCAATACATTTACTACGGGTCTGTATGTCGGCTGTCTCGGTGCCTTCTCCAATTACTGGATAGCCGATGCTCTGAACATCCAGATCAAGCGCCTGGACGAACTCTACGCCCGCACAAACCAGATCGGGTTCATCGTAAGTGCCGAAACCGATGGTTTACCCGTCCTTGAAGAAGCATTCGCCAGGATCACGCTGGCTTAACTTTATCAAAGCGAAACGGAGGTAAAAAACAATGAATCTTGGAAAAAATGTGAAGGTGACGAAAGTGATTGATTATGCCGGCGCTGGAACCGGGACCACCAACGGGACCGAAATCGACATGGAAGGTTTTGACGGCGTGCTGTTCATAGGAGCCGCTATCGGTACCTACAATGCGGGAAACTATCTGAAACTGCAGCAGGATACCGCCACCGGTATGGGATCGGCAGCCGACCTCACTGGTACAAAAATCACTCCTGGGGATAGCGGAGATGCGGTAGCAGTTGACCTGTACCGCCCACTCGAACAGTTTGTGCGTATCGTGGCTGTTCTGGGTGCATCTTCTACACTTGGAGATTGCTATGCGATCCAGTACTGTGCATCAAAAGCACCTACCAGCCACGCATCGACTATCGATACTGAAACCCACATCAGCCCGGCTGAAGGTACTGCTTAGAGGCTGATCTAACATGAAAAGGGCTATGTCAACCTGGGGGCCGGCTAAAACCGGTTCCCGGGCCATAGCATGAAAGGAGCCTGAAAAATGAACGAAAGACATAACAGAATATTGGGCATAGCTCTGGTGTTGCTTCTTATGTGCGCCGGTGGTGTAATCGCTCAGTATTCTATTCTGAATTATAGGGAACAGGGAGGATCCAGAACCGTTATCGGTGGTTCGCTGGATGTGGTAGACGGCGGTGATCTCGATGTTGAATCCGGCGGTTCCTTTAAAATCGCCGGCACTGAGGTTTTGGCGTCCGGGACTCCGTTGCTTGTTGCTAATGGTGGTACCGGGTTGGCTTCAGGGACATCTGGCGGCGTCCTGGCGTATACTGCTTCTGGGACATTGGCATCATCGGCTGCGTTGGATGATAATGGTGTTATCATTGGCGGCGGTGCCGGGGCGGTCCCTGAATCGATCACGGCCGGAACAGCTAATCAAGCCCTGATGGGTTCTTCCGGCGCTCCATCTTTTAGGGCGCTGACTGATGCAGATATCCCTGACGCTGTTACTGTAAGCGGTGGTACGATTGAAAATACCGTTATCGGAGCATCGACGCCAGCCGCAGCCGATTTCACTACCGTTGATGCCACTGGTGCTGTCACTGGTGGAAGTTTGACCGATGGGACTGCAACTTTTTCATCTGGGACTTTGACCGGCGCCGTTGCCGGTACCTTCTCCGGATCAGTGAAAGTTGAATCAAGTGGTTATGTAGTTGATACCGGTGTTTCAACAACGCAATCCGAATATGTTCAACGCGGCACATATACGCTTTCCGGCGGGACTGTTGAAGTAAGTATCCCCCTGAACTATTCAACGGCCTGGACAATAATCGCCCAATCTAGGACGGCAAATGCCGCCTATGTCTCGGCTGATACCACGGGCGCCACTTTCGAAATGACCGGTACCGGAAGCGATGCCGGTGTCTGGTACGCAAAAGGTTATTAGCATTCATTACAACTCCCCCGCCTGATAATGGCGGGGGAGTGGACCGGGGCTGCTAAAACACATGGGAGAACGAATAGGGATAGAGATTGTTGGTTTGATCAGTTTTCTATTCTTTCTATCATATGTTTTACTCTAAAATTGGGAGGTTTTTAACATGGCTGGAAGCGTAGTAATAACACAACCGAAACCGGAAAGCAGATTTCAAAAAATTGTTATGGTATGGACTTCAGCAGCCGGTGGCGCCGCAGATGGTACCACCAGCTCCGGATTTGATGGCGCCATAGACAGGATAATCGTCGATCATGGCACTGGCGGTACGGCAGCGGATACGGGATATTCGGTGGTTCTGAATGATGAAGATGGATATGATCTCCTGGACGGCGGCGGCGCATCTATCGTAACGGCTAACGGAACGCTGCAATTCCAGGGCAACAAAGGGTTATCAGGAATAGCGAACAGCACTATCACTATCGGCGTAACATCTGCCGGAAACGCTAATTCTGGTACAGTAACAATATACGTAAGGTAGGTGCGACATGAAAAGGTATATTAGATTACCTATTATCATAGCACTGATATTGATTCTCGGCGGTTCAAGCGCCTGGGCTACCAGTATGCGTCGGCCAGCTTCCGATTATCTTTATTACTATGGTTCTACCAGTATTTTTCGGGTAGGCGGCGGCGCTACTCCATTTACCCGCGTATTCGATGATATCGAAGCCTATTACGGCACCGATGATGATTATAATATCCGGTTTAACAGCGCCACGGATAAACTGGTGATCACCGGGGATACCGTTTCCATCGGTGGGACGCTCGAGGTTTCGAGCATTCTTTCCGTTACTGGGAATCTGACTATTGGATCAGGTGAGGCCGGCATTGATTACGTTCTGACATTCGATGGAGAAACAAACGATGGTGCAATCACCTGGATGGAAGATGAAGATAGATTTGATATATCCTGTGATGTCCAGATCATCGACGGTGGCCTGGATATGGGAGGCAATTTAATTATAAACCCGGGGAATCTTTCTGTAACAGATGCCAGCGGCGGTGAATTTGGAATTAATGGCGGTGATGTTACCACTAAACTCGGGACATCAGATGCTTTAAGTAGTTTTATAATCACTGATAGTAATAGTAATGGCATATTTACAGTATTGGGGAATGGACATGCTACCGGTATTTCATTTGAGGCAACAGAAGCCAGCGATGATGCTATCTGGGCCAGAAATGGTGGTTTCACCACGGGTCAAAATGGCGCTGATGGGAAAGTAACATTGTATTCTGAGCAAGGCGGGACAGATTATAGTGTGACATTAAACCCCAACGCATCGATGACTTCCACCGCTGATTTCTTCTTCCCGGCTGATGAACCGGCAGCTACTTATTTGTTGAACATGACGGCTGTTGGTGTTATTGGATTCGATACAAATAATTATCTCAAAGAAGTAATAACCGACTCTGGAATAGTATCGGTGGCAGTAAATGGAATAACTATCGAAGGGGCTGGTATCGCGACTACTTCTGGTGCCGGTGATACCGTAACGATCACGGTTACAGAGGCCGATACGCTAACATCGATAACCGGGCGCGGTGCATCAACTGCCACGCTGTCAACTTTTACGGGGGGATTAACACTTGGCGCTGATGATGATACCAGCAACATGATATTGCATTCAGCCAGCACAATTCAAATGTATGATGATTCCGATGATACCAGCGTTACTATCGGGCCGGTGACAGATGGAACAACCACGCTCGGAGTCACCGGCACAATTCAGGCTACCAGTTTTTCTGGTCCGCTGACCGGCAATGTCACTGGTAATGCTGATACCTGCACTACGGCCAGCGCCGGAGATAGTGCAACGGCTTTCTTCTCTTCCGGCTCGATAGAGCATGAATATGGTGGTCTGGAAGCAGATGTCAATGCCTATAATGGTCTAATCAGGATAGCTAGTGGATCAACTACCAATGTTACTAATCTTTCTGGATTGAATACAGCACTGGGATCATCTATCGCCGATGGTGCCCATATATCCAATTATCTGGCCGATGATGCCAGCGACATTACTACAGGTACATTGACTGCCGATAGTTTTGAACTTGGCAATGGTGATTATATTGGTATAGATGGAAGTAACGAGCGACTTAATTTCGCTACTGCCGGGAATATCAACGCCAATGGTGCAAATTTTAGAATCGGTGAAACCGCCACAGATAATGTTGTACCGGATTTCCAGATCATAGCAGACGCTGACTCCGATGGTGGCCAGACCACCAGCGAAACATTTCAATGGAAATTAACCGCTGATTCTGATCCGACTATGGCAGTATGGCACGCCACTCAAACCCAGGGATCAGGCTATCAATTTGATGCGTTTGTAACGGCTACCGGATTTAATGGAAACCTGACCGGGAACGCTGATACCGTGACCACTAACGCTAATTTGACCGGCCCAATAACATCAAGCGGGAATGCAACAACTATTGCGGCACAAACAGGATCCGGAACAACTTTTGTGGTACAGGATACACCGACTCTCACAACTCCCGAAATCGGAGCCGCAACCGGCACATCACTGGCACTCACAACCGGCAACCTTGATATGGGATCAGCAACGGTTGACGCCGGTGATTTTACATTGCAAATGGGTGGCCAGACTAACGATGGTAAAACTACGCTTGCTTGTTCGTCAGACGCCAACGCTGATTTTTCTGTCACTACCACCGAGGGCGATATTAGGTTTGATGCTATTGGGGGAACGGTAGAAATAACCATACTAGAAACAGGCTTAATCGGGATTAATCAACCCAGCCCGCTATATCCACTTTCAGTCAATGGAAACTCAAACCAGGATTTAGAATTTTTGCTTCATCTTAGAAAACCAGTCGGGCCTGGTGGGACAGTTGGAATACTCTTGGGATGCGGCGGTGCCGGATCGACAGGCACAGCCGCGCTTGTTCAAGAACACATCGATGGCTGGCAAGATGGCGATGTGCATATATTAAATCGAGCGGCTGGGAATGATAACCTCATGCCAACGCTTGCGCATAAACAACTGACCGTAAGCCAAGATGGCGAAATATACTTATGGAACATCGATGGGGCGGCCCTGGGCGGTAACGTCGTAGCTGCACATTACGATACAGTGACGAAAGAACTATTCTATGATTCATCGTCAGCCAGGTATAAGTCAAATATCAAACCCGGCCAGGCGCCTGAATTCCTTTATGATCTGGAATACCGGACATTTGAACCGAAAGACCGGCCAGGCGTTAAGGGCCATGGATTCATCGCCGAAGAAGTGATCCAGGTAGCTCCCGATTTCGTGGCCACCAGGGATGGGCTACCGGAATCGGTAAACTATTCTATGATGATCGCACCCATGATCCATGAAATGCAGTCAATGCGGAAAGAACTGGACCACCAGAAGATAATAAACAGTATCGCATCGGCGCTGTTTGTGATTCTGTTTGCGGTGGCTTTCAGGAAGAAAAAAGCACATTAGAAAGGAAAGGGGGCTAGAACGATGTATATCAAGATGAAATCAACAGCAGCCGGCCCGGGGTTCATGTATCTATCCGGGAAAAGTTATGATGTACCGGATAAACTGGCAAAAGCATTCATCAATGCCAAGTCTGCATTTGAAACAGAAGAACCAGCCGCTGCTGAGATCGAAACAGCGGAAATGAAACCTGATACCAGTAAAGCAGTTAAACCGGCACCAGAGAAGAAACAACGGAAACCCAGGAAAAGGAAACCGAAGAAGTGATCAACCAGGTTTACAAAATCAGTGTAGCACCGTCGGTGGAGCCGATGTCACTAGCTGATGCTAAAACGCATTTGCGTGTTGACGCATCGGATGATGATGATTATATCACTGCACTGATCAAAGCAGTCAGGCTTCACGCTGAACGTATCACTGGCAGGGGGTTTATCACGCAGACATGGGAGATGCGGCGCGATACCTTCCCGGCAAGCAATTCTATAAAACTGCGGTATGCTCCGTTACAGTCAATCACCAGCCTGATCTATAAAGATTCAGATGGTACTGATAACACCTGGGCATCCAGTAACTACGTGGTTGACACTTATCGGGAACCTGGGCTAATCATCCTCGAGGATGGAGTAAGTTGGCCCTCAGATACACTTTATGAAACGGGCGGTGTCAGGGTATTGTATGTTCTCGGGTATGGTGACGCGGCCAGCGACCTGGATGAAGATCTGATCCATGTGATGAAACTTCATCTTACGGTATTGTTTGAATGCCGGGCGCCGATATCGGAAATAAAACTGCAGCCGGTCCCGCTGGGATATCATGCGCTGCTGGAACAATTCAGGATACACGAATCATGGTAGCGTGTCGGGATCCGGGAAAACTGAATAAACGGGTAACGATCCAGGTATCAACGGAACCACAGGATACAACTGGTGAACCGATCCCGGACTGGTCAAATGTCGCGACCGTTTGGGCTTCTGTTGAACCGATAGGGGGGAATGAATTTTTTGAAGCCGGGTATTGGGCATCAGAAGTTAGCCACCGGATAACAATGAGATATAGAAGCGGGGTAACAACAAAACACCGAATACTTTATGATTCCCGGGCTTTTAACATCAAACGGCCCAGGAACATTGAAGAAGCAAATGTTTGGCTAGAATTATTCTGTGTTGAAAAGATCGACTGATGCCAGGGAAATCAAAGGCGCTGGTAGTCTATGGGAAGATCAAGACACGGATCGACATGGAAACAGCGAAGAACCAGGCAAAACGTGATCTGAATGCGTTGGTAAGGAACCTGAAGCCACTGGCCCGGGCATTCGGTGGCGTAACGGTAAAAGGGAAAGATAAGACATTCCGGAACCTTGACCGGTTAGCTGGCCGGGAAGCAAGGAAGGCACAGAGGAATGCGACCAGGGCGGCCGGGAAAGTAGTACAGAAAGCAGCAAAGGATCTGGTACCGGTCAGGACCGGGCTTTTGAAGAAGGAAATCAAGGTAAGAAAGCAGCCGGGCAGGATGCCTGATAGATTCAGTTACATCGTGCGGGTGGGGGCAAGCAAAAAGGCCTTTTATGGCAGATTTGTGGAACGAGGCAGGAAAGGCCGGAAGATGCGGATAAAACCGTTCATAGCGCCGGCCATGGATAACAATGAAACGATAGCGATGAACACGGCGATAAAAAGTTTCTGGATGAAATTGAAAGGGCTTATGCGGAAATGAGTATCCTGGAAGAAGGCTTATTCACGTATCTATCAACGCATACCGGTGTATCGGCGTTGGTTGATGAAAGGATATACCCGTATAAGCTACCACAGAATCCGACATTCCCGGCAATAAAGTACCGGCAATTATCGAATACTGATTTCCGGTCCCATGGTGGATCGTCTGGCCTGAACCGGAAACGGATGGAACTGTTCTGTTACGCAGCAGAATACCTGGCCGCGAAACAACTGGCTGATGCTCTGAGGTTGGCTTTAAACAATTTCAGCGGTTCGATGGGTACGGTACAGACACCGGCGGTATTCAGACAGAATACTGATGATGAATACGATGAAGAAGAAAAAGTTTATTTCGTGATAGTGGACTATTTTATATATCATGTTGAGGCGGTGAGCTAAATGGCGGCTGAAGATGAACATATCAGTGTTGGAAGTTGGAAAGGGTTGCAGAATTATGAATGCACGTTATGTGGATTCGCTTCACTGGACAAATTAACGACTATCGGCCATATCAAGATGCAGCATTATGGTAAACCCAGGCCAGTCATGAAACCAGAGTTGATGGTGTTGGAAGTAGTAGAGTTGGCGGCCCCAAAAAAAACAGTGAAAAAGAAGAAAAAAACAAAGAAAGGACGGAATAAAAAATGACTACAGCTTTGACTAAAACAACTGCACCGGATAGTTATGCTTCTGCAACCGTGGCTGTAACGGAGAACGCAGCCGACACCGGATCACAGAATCATTATGTATCCACGGGGAAAGAGTTGATCATTTTCCGGAACTCAAACGCGACCACGGCCTATACGATAACGATCACTTCCCAAACTGATGATTATGGGCGCCTGGGCCACATTACCACGGAAGCAATAGGGTCCGGTATTATGAAGGTGTTCGGGCCGGTAAAAAACCCAGGTTGGCGTAATTCATCCGGGAACGTACTCTGTGAAGCCAGTAACGCAAACGTTTTGATCAGCGTGATAACCGTACCATAAGCAACAATTTATAGAAAGGAGTTATGGCCATGAGTAACAGTGCAATTCATGCATTCGGTACCGCCTTAAAGATTGGTGATGGTGGCGGCCCCGAATCGTTTACAGCTATCGCGGAAGTGTTGGATATCACCGGTCCCGGGGTTAGTATGTCGAATCCCGAATCAACCAGCCATGATAATTCCAATGCATTCCGAACCTTCATGGGCGGGCTGCTGGATGGCGGGGAAATGACCTGTGATATCAATTTCCTGCCGGCCAACGCCACGCATGATGAAAACACCGGTTTGATCAAAGACCAGAACGACAGAACGCTGCGCAACTTTGAGCTTCAGATGGTGGATGGCGGAAGCCATAAATGGAGTTTTGCGGCGTATGTGTCGGGCCTGGACTTCACCAGCCCGCTTGACGATCCCTATAGGGCTAGTCTGCGGCTCAAAATCAGCGGCAAACCGACGCTTTCATAGCAGTTAGTGACACAATAAGAAGGGGGCGAAGCAAATGGGCGAAGCAGTAAAAAGTATCCCGATCACGTTGGATAAAGATCGGGCAGTCAGATTATCAATGAACGCCTTGATCACCGCAGAGGCAAAGGTAATGGATATAACAGGCCGCGGTGATGGTATTATCGGCCTGATGTTGTCCGACACTTGCCCGCTGACGGTAGTGATAGCGCTACTTTGGGCGGGCCTTTTACATGAAGAACCGGATCTGGCTTTCAACAAAGTAGCTGAAATGGTGTCCCTGGATGAAATAAGTAGCGTAAAAACCGTGTTGAACCTGGCTATGGTAAAACATCTGGTCAGGGAGAAACCAGCAGACCCTTTACAGGAAAAGCCGGTAGTAGTCAATTAAGCTGGCTGGAAATATGGAGTTATTGCCGATTTGATCTGGAACTGACAGAAAAAGATTTATGGCAACTGACTCCTATCGAAATCGATGCGCTGACATCGAGACATATTGACCGGAAACGGTATGAAGAACTGAAGAACGGTATTCTGGCCAGCTACCTGGCCGCTATATCGCAGATGTTCGCTAAACGGCCGAAACATTGTAAACCGACTGATTTTGTGTTCAGCGGCGGGAAAGTGAATGATGTAGAAGCAGATCCGGAGAAGAAAGCGAAAAGCCTCTGGAGTAAGATCGAAACCATTAATATGCTGATGGGTGGTGAAGATAAACGGGTACCCGGGTAGGTAGTTTCTTTATTGATTTAACCGGGAAAAGTGGATCCCTGAAAGCTGTTCTGAGGGATACTAACCGGTCTGTCAGCCGGCTAACAAAAGGTATCGGCGGTCTGACCAGGAACATGCTATCATTCGGTGGCGCCATCCTGGGTGTTCAAGGTTTAACGGTTGCGTTCGGCAGTCTGAAAAACAGTATCATTTCAACCAATGCCCAGCTCGAGAAATCAACACTTCAATTTGAAACGCTGTTCCGCGATTTCGGTGAAGCTGAAAAACAGGTGAAAGGGTTATTTGAAACAGCAGCCAGAACACCATTCAAGGTGGGACCGCTGATCGAAGCATCGAGGTTATTGACTCTGTTCATCCCACAAGCCGGTAGGACAGAGAAGATGTTGACGCTGGTAGGCGATGCTGCGGCCGCTGCCGGCCAGGATGTATCAAGCGTTGCCATGTGGTTTGGCCGGGCTTATAACGCAATGAAAAATGACCGGCCGGTGGGCCGCGCCATGATGCGGTTGATGCAGATGGGTATCGTCACCGCAGAAGCCCGAAATCAGATCGAGCAATTGACGAAAGTTCAAGGCGGTGGTGAAAAGAGCCTGGCCGTCCTGACGAACGAATTTGAACGGTTCGCCGGATCCATGGAACGGATGTCAAAAACCTGGGACGGTCTGACCAGCACCATGCAGGATAATATAGCGCTCATATCAGCCGAAGGATTTGAACCACTATTTCTGGCGGCAAAAGGCAGTATCGGTGCCGTTATCGATCTTCTCAGAGAAAACCGGGATGAACTCGTTCAGTGGGGAAACGATGCAAGCAGCAGTATCCTAGAATTTGCTGAAGTTGCCGCTCTGGGGACGGCCATGACTCTTGATACCCTTGAACCGGTTATCAGTGGCATAAAAAGAACCGTTGGCACTATATGGGATGCCTATACCAAACTGCCGGCCTGGGCTAAACCACTCGGTATATTGGGCGCTGTTATGCTCGGCCCGAAGGGACTGGCGATACTTGCGGCCGTTGGTGGTGCTTCATCGGCAATAGGTAAACTCGTTGGCGAAATGGAATCAGAAGTTGCCAAACCGACGCAAAGAATGAAAACATTAGGTGAAGGATCAAGACGGTTCTTTGTACCGCGTCTGCCTGGACAATCGCCAGCAAATCCACCACCCGCAATAGCACTACCGGAACCGCAAAGTCTGACTGAACGTGTTCAAAGGATACTGGACCGGATCAGGGCAAAGGTAGCGGAACCGCGGCCCGCCGGCCCGGCACCAGGCGCCACCACTCCACCTGGACTTGATGATTTTATCGGAAAAACAAAACAATCCGTAAAACTTCAAGAAGCCCATGTCAAGGCACTGGAAGATTTAAGAACGGTTGCTGGTAAAATATACGAAAATACCAGGACACCACAAGAAGAATACAATGCCCGGATAGCCCAGGCTAATGAATTATTACGGCGCGGGTTACTTGATCAGGATACTTATGCCCGGGAAGTGAACAAAGCAGCGGAAGCACTCGAGAACGCCCAGAAAAAGATAGTCAGTTTACAAGACAAGATGGATGAACTGAAACAGGCTATGAAAGGCTGGGGCCGGGAAGTGGAAGATGTATTTGTTCAGGCATTCAAAACTGGAAAATTCAGTTTCAGCGCCCTGGCTGATAGCGTGATTTCCGATCTGATCAGGATGGGTGTGCAAAAATCAATTACCGGTAAAGGCGGGCTACTCGGAAGCCTGTTCGGATTCAAGACTGGCGGTATCATAAAACACGGGTTGACTGCTTTTGCTCATGGGGGAATAGTAAACACTCCCCGGCTTTTCCCGATGGCTAACGGTGCCACTGGTGTTGTAGGTGAAGCTGGTGCCGAGGCCGTGGTGCCGCTTCCGGACGGCAGATCGATCCCGGTAAGTATGCAAGGCGGCCAGGCGGCACCGATAACATATAATATATTTGCATGGGATTCTGAATCATTAGCTAGTTTCGTCAGACGGAACGCCGGGGTATTCAATAACACGACTCAGGCCGGGATATCAGCGAACAAACCGATCAGGCAAAGTATCAGGGGGGCAAGATAATGGCAACGTGGCCGACGGCTTTAAGCCCGCAATATGTAACACCTTATCAGGTAGGCTCCCAGGACGCTACCGTGATCGAGGATTTTGGCGGCCCTGAACAACGGTATTATCACGCTATCCGGATCGCAGGGACAGCAGAAGGTGGTACAGGTGATACTGATCTGGTTGACACGGGCGCTTTCGCTGGATACACATCAGCCGGGCTGCAGTTATGCCGGATATCGGTTATTGCCCAGGATTCTTATTACGCTATTTCCAGTAAAACCGATGATGATAACCTGGTGATATCGCTTATCTATGGTGATGGCGGATTCACGAATACAGATCCATACCGAATAATGTTGATGAAACTTGGGTTCACACTCCATTTCAACGCACTTTCAGCAGCCGAACACGCGGCAATGCGGGCCTGGTGGATGTTTCATGGGAAATTTGAAACTTTCACCTGGACTGATCGAATAGAGAATGAAGGTTATACTGTCAGGTTTAACGCTGAACCGACATTCCTATATAAAGAGCCTGGGATATTCGGCGCCACGGTAGAATTTATCGAGGTTATCTGATGGCCAAATCAATGGATGCGGCGGTGGTGACAGAAGTAGCGAAAGATGCCTT